AATAATTAGGAGAAAGTATGCCAAGTATAGATTTAAGGCCAAGGCCAAATAAAAACAAAAGGGACAAGAGACCGCCAAGGGAAATGCCTTTTGATATAGCTCTAAGAAAATTTAGAAAAGCTGTAGAAAGAGCTGGAACTCTACAGAAAATAAGGGAGAAGGAATTTTATGAAAAGCCTACTGCCAAAAGAAAGCGTAAAAAAGCAGAGGCTATTTCCAGATGGAGAAAGCAAGAAAGACAAATGCAAATGAATGGTGGTGGTAAATCACCGAGGAGAAGAAAATAATGTCAGTAATGGATAAATTAAAAAAGAATAGTAAAATCAAAGGAACAGATGTTCTAGAAGATTCTATTTATTTTACAGAAAAGGATATGTGTAAGACAGATGTTCCTATGATTAATATTGCCTTATCAGGTGATGTTAATGGTGGTTTAACTGCTGGACTTACTGTTTTGGCTGGGCCTAGTAAACACTTTAAAACAAGTTTTGCTTTACTTATGGCCGGTGCATATATGAAAGAACATAAAGATGCTGTTATGCTTTTCTATGATTCTGAGTTTGGTTCACCCCAATCGTATTTTGAATCATTTGGTATTGACACATCTAGGGTATTACACACTCCTATTACTGATGTAGAACAACTTAAATTTGATCTAGTCGGTCAATTGGATAACATTGAACGCAAAGATAAAGTTATTGTAGTTATTGACTCTATTGGTAATCTTGCATCTAAGAAAGAACTAGAAGATGCTTTAAATGAGAAATCAGTTGCTGATATGAGTAGAGCTAAAGCATTGAAGGGATTGTTTAGAATGGTCACTCCTTATTTAACCATGAAGAACATCCCTTTACTTGCTGTTAACCATACATACCAAGAAATGGGTTTATTCCCTAAAGCAATTGTATCAGGTGGAACGGGTATTTACTACTCTGCTGATAATATCTGGATCCTAGGTCGTAGACAGAATAAAAAAGGCACGGAAGTTAAAGGATATGACTTTGTTATTAATGTAGAAAAATCTAGGTTCGTAAAAGAAAAATCTAAGATTCCAGTAACAGTCAGCTGGGAAGGCGGCATTGAGAAATACTCAGGCCTCCTTGAAGTTGCTCTTGCAGGTGGTTATGTTACCAAACCTTCAATGGGTTGGTATTCAAAAGTTGACCAAACTACAGGTGAGCAGATGGAAGGTAAGGTAAGAGAAAAAGATACACTTACTGCTGAATTTTGGGAACCAATCTTTGCAGATACTAACTTTGCAGAATTCCTAAAAGCTCACTATTCTATCGGACATAAACCAATGCTAGAAATTGATCTAGAAAGCACTTTACAAGAGGGTTAAAATGGGTTATAATATAACTAACAATGACTTTAAACTTGTAGAAAATGAGGGCAGTGGTGAGTTTGCAGAATTTTATGGTGTTAGACTTACCACGGGTAAATATAAGAATGTAATTGTTATCTATGGAAAAGTATCGGTCCAAGAACTAGATACTGATGAAGCTAGATTATCATTTACTTATGCTATTCAGGACCCCGCCGATTTTGACCTAGAGTTTTTACAAGGTGATGAGGAATTTAATAATTATTTAGGTGCTGTCTTGGAATTTTTTATTCAAGATAGCTTAGAAAACAAAGAGGCAACAATTGGAAATATCGAACCAACTACCGACGCATATACTGAATCATCTCCTCAATAACGAGGAGTATTGTCGCAGGGTAATACCATACATTAAAAAAGAGTATTTCGAAGGTTCACATAAAACTGTATTTGATATGATAGTACAGTTTGTTCAACAGACGAACAAGCTGCCCACATCTAAAATCTTACAGCTTGAATTAAGAAAGCAATCTGCGCCAGAAGATCTTCTGAATAGTGCAAATCAGCTGATTGGTGAAATATCTGCAAAATCAGATATAGATACCGAATATCTTATTAAGGAATCTGAGAAGTGGTGTCGTGATAGAGCAGTATATAATGCTATCATGGATTCTATCCAAATTATTGATGGTCAAGACAGTTCAAAAACAGAAGGTGCTATCCCAGAGATTCTATCTAATGCTTTGGGTGTATCATTTGATCAAGCTATCGGCCATGATTACATTGATAATTCCGAAGAACGTTTTGAGTTTTACAACACTAAAGAACACAGAATACCATTTGATTTAGATTACTTTAATAAAATTACAAAGGGTGGTTTACCTAATAAAACATTAAACATTGCTCTTGCAGGAACTGGTGTAGGTAAATCATTGTTTATGTGTCATTGTGCTGCTTCTATTCTGCAACAAGGTAAAAATGTTTTATATATTACTATGGAAATGGCAGAAGAAAGAATTGCAGAACGTATTGATGCTAACTTAATGGACTTGCCTATTGAACAACTTGAACGATTACCAGAGAATGTTTTCAATGACAAGATTGCTAATATTGCAAAAGCTTCTATCGGTAAACTTATTATTAAGGAATATCCAACTGGTGCAGCGCACACAGGACACTTCAGAGCTCTCTTAAATGAGCTGAAAATGAAGAAAAACTTTAAACCTGATATAATTTACATAGATTACCTTAATATTTGCGCATCTTCGCGTATGAAAGGTATGGGTGGAAGTATAAATAGTTACACTTACATCAAAGCCATCGCGGAAGAACTTCGAGGCCTTGCTGTTGAGTTTAATGTACCGATTGTGTCTGCAACCCAGACCACGAGGTCAGGCTTCAGTAATACTGACGTTGGACTTGAGGATACATCGGAATCATTTGGTTTACCTGCTACGGCTGACTTAATGTTTGCTCTTATATCTACAGAGGAACTTGAGGAGTTAGGCCAAATCATGGTAAAACAATTGAAAAATAGGTATAACGATCCTACCAAATATAAGAGATTTGTAGTTGGTATTGATCGTTCCCGCATGAAATTATATGATGTAGAAGAATCGGCACAACAGGATTTGGTATCAGATTCTGTTCCCGATAAACCAATAGCAACGTGGGGAGACCGAGAAAACAAAGACACGTTTGCTGAATTCAAAATATAGGAGAAATATATGGATATGTTATTAAAAGCAAAAGACTGGGTATCAGAAAGAGTGTTTGAAAGAACATCACTAGATGGTATCAGTTTAATCGTAGTTTGTGGGTCAGTCATTTTATTTGGCGGCATTGCAAAACTACTTGCATGGGCCGGATTGCTCTGGGGCATTTATACACTAGTGAAGAAAGGCTAATAATATTCAATGTTTAATGTGAAACTTATATCATATAGTCAACCGCCGGAGGGGTCAGAGTTAAACAATGACCTTCTCCAGTTGGTTGCATACTGTGCTAGAGTATCAAACCCTAGTAATCAAAACAACGAAGCTACATCAGAGAAGCTTGTAAAATATCTAATCAAACACAAGCATTGGAGTCCATTAGAAATGGTATCAGTGTGTCTTGAAATTGATACTACAAGAGATATTGCACGACAAATTCTAAGGCATCGTTCCTTTACTTTCCAAGAGTTTTCTCAAAGATATGCTGACCCCACTGAGGATTTATCATTTGTAACTAGAGAAGCTAGATTACAGGATACCAAGAATAGACAAAACTCTGTTGATATTCCACAGGAAGAATCCATTCATTATATTTGGGAATCATATCAAGAAGTTATTATTGAGAGATGCAAACATGCATATCAATGGGCTTTAGAAGCTGGTATAGCAAAGGAACAGGCTAGAGCAGTCTTACCTGAAGGGCTAACTAAGTCTCGTATGTATGTAAATGGAACACTCAGATCATGGATTCATTATATGGATCTAAGAAGCGGCAATGGTACTCAGAAAGAACACGCAGAAATTGCCAAGGCTTGTGCAGAAGTTATCTATACTTTATTTCCTGTTGATGATGTTATATAAAAGCGTATTTTTATAACAAAATAATATAAAAAAGTGCAATTATTTTACATAAGCGTGTTTACATTTGCTCTATATGTGATATAATATACCTATATTAAATGATAAGGAACCACATTATGAAAGACTTAATTACAGAAATCCAAGATTTACTTATGATTATGCAAGATCAACTTCACAGTAAATTTGAACATACCATTGAAACTACTAAATACCGCATGGAAGAAGGTAGAAATTACATCAAGTTGATAAGATCTGATGATGGTCGTGATTCAGTCTGTGGTTTTATTGTTAAAAATCCCCCAAAATACATTGATAACAAAACAAATAAACCATTTGAAATTGGTGATATGTTGATGGCAGCGGGTTGGAACAAACCTGCTACTAACTTTGCAAGGGGTAACATCTTTGACTATAATGAAT